AGCGAAGGCTTAAACATCAATTTTAGAGATTTAATAAAGTTCGTTGATTGAGATACACAATAAATACAAACCTATACTTAGTGAATATAGTAGGTACTTTATAGTTAGTGGGGGTAGAGGTAGTGGTAAGTCTTTTACTATCAATGCTCTCTTAGTTATGCTTACATATGAGGCTGGGCATACAATCCTTTTTACAAGATATACATTAACCTCAGCATACATATCAATCATACCAGAGTTTATAGATAAGTTAGAACTCTTCAACTGTGTAAATGATTTCCATATAACAAAGGATGAGATACTAAACAAAAAGACAGGAAGCAAGATAATCTTTAGAGGTATCAAGACATCAAGTGGGGATCAGACTGCTAACCTTAAATCTCTGCAAGGTATTACTACTTGGGTAGTAGATGAGGCTGAGGAACTAACAGATGAGCAGAAGTTTGACACTATAGACTTATCAGTAAGACAACAGGGTAAGCAAAACAGGGTTATCCTTATACTAAACCCAACTACTAAAGAACACTTTATATATACACGCTTCTTTGAGGATAGAGGCATACAGGAGGGTAGTAATACAACAAAAGAAAACACCACCTATATACATACTACATACTTAGACAACATAGAGAACTTATCTAAAAGCTATATAGACCAAATAGCACAGATGAGAGAAAGACGACCAGAGAAATATAAGCAACAGATGTTAGGTGCGTGGATGTCTAAAGCTGAGGGTGTTATATTTAGTAACTGGACTATAGGAGAATTTAAAAGAAGTAGCGTAAGTGTATGGGGTCAAGATTACGGATTTGCTGCTGATCCATCTACATTAGTTGAGGTAAACATAGACACCAGTACAAAGACTATATATTTAAAAGAGTGCTTTTACTTACCAAGACTAACAACATCACAAATAGCAGAGTTAAATCAGAAACACGCTAAGGATGGTTTGATAGTAGCTGATAGTGCAGAGCCTAGACTAATAACAGAACTTAAAAGACATTGCAACGTAAAGCCAAGTATAAAAGGTCAAGGTAGTGTAACATACGGAATAAGCCTACTACAAGATTATGATTTAGTGGTAAGTCCAGACAGTACAAACCTCATCAAAGAACTAAACAACTATAGATGGTTAGAAAGAAAAAGCAATACACCCATAGATAAGTACAATCACTTGATAGATGCAGTTAGATACGCAGTAGGCTATCAATTACAAAATCCTAATAGAGGGAAGTACATTGTTCACTAAAATAATTTAAAAACGTTTATATATTAATATGAATTACAGAATTAAAATACCAACAAGTTTAAATGATGTTACTCTAAAACAATATCAAGAGTTTGCAAAGTTAGAGGCTAAGCTAGACGAAACAAAAGACAGCTCTATACAATTAAAGATAATAGAGATATTTTGTAACGTACCAGAGCAAGTTGTAAGAGGTATGAAAGCTACAGACATAGCAGAGATATGCGAGATAATAAATACTATGTTTGATGCACAGCACCAACTAATACATAGGTTTAAATTAAATGGTATAGAATATGGATTTATACCAGAGTTAGATGATATGAGCTTTGGGGAGTATATGGACTTAGATACTTTTATTGGCGATAATGATAATTTACATAGAGCTTTAAATGTATTGTACAGACCTATAGAATACAAAAGAGGTAATAGATATACCTTAAAAGAATATGATCCAGATAATAGCGAAGATGCAAAAGATTTCCCTTTAGATGCTGTATTAGGTGCAATAGTTTTTTTTTACAATTTAGGCAAAGAATTGTCAATGGTTATACTGAACTCTTCCGAAGTGAAGAACGAGAAAGCTTTAGCACAGCATCTAATTTCACAGCAAAATGGGGATGGTTTAACTCGCTCTATGCAATCGCTGATGGAGATATTACAAGATTTGAAAATATCACTAAATTAAATTTACATAAATGTTTAACCTTTTTAGAATATACAAAAGAGAAAAACGAAATAGAAGTAGCAAGAATCAAAAGCAAGTTTAAATGATACAACACTTATTAGGATTATGTGAATGTCATAGAGGTATATCAGTAATCATATTAGCAGTAATAATAAAAATAATTATAAATGAGTCAAACAGGGATAAGAGGATTTTACCAATTAACAGAAACAATTAAGACACAGCTTTTAAGTGATGTTAATGTAAACACAGTTACAACAGGCGATATATTTGATATAGACCTATCTAAGCAGAGTATATTTCCTTTATGTCATATTGTTATAAACAATGTTACAACCCAAGAGCAAATATTGTTATTTAATATTACTGTTATGGCTATGGATGTAGTTGATGAAAGTAAGAGTGAAACAACAGATATATTCAGAGGTAACAACAATGAGCAAGACGTACTTAATACACAATTAGCAGTATTGAATAAGCTAGTAATGGTATTACGCAGAGGTACATTATATAGTGATAAATTTCAATTAGAGGGGGATGCAAGTTTAGAGCCTTTTTATGAAAGGTTTGATAATAGACTTGCTGGATTTGCTGCTACTATGGATATTGCAATACATAATGATATAGATATATGTTAGATCAATTTGTAAGAGATGAGTTAAATAAGTTTGCTAAGTATGTAATACAACAAGCAAGAACAAACCTTACAAAAGGCACTAAGAATGTATCTAGGGATTTGTACGAAAGTTTGGATTTTAATATTGAGGAAGTCAATGGTAAGACCTCTCTTAGTTTTGAGATGGAAGACTATGGTAAATTCCAAGATAAAGGGGTAAGCGGTACAGAAAAGAAATATAACACTCCTTATAAGTACACAAATAAAATGCCACCTACTAGAGTATTTGATAAGTGGGTAATACGCAAAGGTATAGCACCAAGAGGAACTGGTGGAGCTTTTGCTAAAAGACAAAGTTTGAAATTTCTAATAGCACGTTCTATATATAAAAAAGGTATAAGACCAAGTCTGTTTTTTACAAAACCATTCGAAGCTGCATTTAAGAGATTGCCAGATGATTTAGTTAAAGCATACTCAATAGGAATAGAAAAAATGATACAAGTAAACATACAGAAACAATGAGCAAGATAAACGCTAGAAGCCCATATTACATAACAGTAACTGCAACTAATCTAACAAGCTGTAAGTTAGAGTTGTTTATATATACAGGAACTCAAACAACTAACAGACCAACAACAGCTACTTATACACTAAGATCATTTGCAGTAGAAGAAAGGTGTACTTTTGAAATAGCTGAGTTAGTTAGAGATTACTTTACTAATACTTTTGATGGAGATTATGCAAGTGAGATACAATGGGTAGATTATAGAACTACAAACACTATACAAAATACTGAGGGATCTGCAAGTAGTTTTACTCAACTAAAAGGATTCTATGGTTATGGCTTTTTTGAGGATGGTGTAAATCCAACAAACAATCAAGGACTATTACAGTCTAACACTACAATAGTAAAACTAGATGATGCTCCAGCTACTATAGCTGTAGATACATCACTAACAACACAGGTTACTTATGAGCTAAACGGAACTCAAGTATATACTAAGGCTATTAGTTCAACCTCAGTATCTACAACACAAATAGAATACGTTACAAATGGTATAAATGGCTCTGATGAGTTTGAAGATAGAGTAATACAAGATGGGGGTACTTTTGAGGGTAGCGAATGTCTTACTGAGTTTGCAAAAGAATATACATTATTTGACTTTGATACAATATATGTAGATACTACAACTGGTGTTACTAAACTAACAGTCAAGAGTGAAACAGAGTGTAAGTTTACACCTTATAAAATTACATTTATAAACAAGTTCGGTGCTTTACAGGATTTATGGTTTTTCAAGCGTAGTAATGAAAGTTTAAAAACAAAAACAGAAAAGTTTAAAAGAAACATTATTAGTAGTGCTACTTATAACATAAGCAACCATCAAGATAAAACACTTACAAAGAATGGTAAGGAGTCCTTAACTCTAAACACAGGTTACTACCCAGAGGCTTATAATGATGTATTTAAAGAGATGCAACTTAGTGAGGATTGTTGGATAGAGATAAACTCTCAGACACTACCAATACAAGTAACAAGTAGCTCATTTAATTACAAAACACAATTGAACGATAAAATAATAAACTATACTATTAATGTAGAGTTTGCTTATGACACTATAAACAATGTACGCTAATGCAGATAATAGAACTATACATAAGAGATGGTATTAGATATTATGGTAATGCTACATCTACCTCATCTAATAATTTAGTAGATGCAAACGCTGATTTTACTACAACTGTAAAAGTAGGTTATATTGCTTTTAATGAAGCTAATAAAACCTCTGCTAAAATAACTGCTGTAACAAACTCTACTACTTTAGCACTTTCAGCAGATATATTTGAGGTAAATCAGCCTTATGCTATTAAGAGTGATTATCAAAGATTAGATTTATTTAATGATGAGAGTGTAAGCATAACTGATAGTATAAAGAACGTAAAAGATGTAGCAAAGATATTTACACCTTTTTCTCAGCAGTTTAACATACCAGCCTCTAAGCATAACTCTAAAATTATTAGACATTATGAGGATAGTGATGTTTTAAATAGTTTTGATGCAAGGTATAAAGCAGATGCACTTATAAAACTAAACGGAAGTGATTATAAAAAAGGTAAGATAAGACTAAATAGCGTATCATTAAAAAACAATAAACCACACGCTTATAAATTAATATTCTTTGGTGAAACAGTAGATTTAAAAGACTTGTTAGGTGAGACTATGTTAAGTGGTTTAAATTATGATAGTGATTTAAATTTTACTTATAACCACGCTACTATTTACCCTTTGTTTGAAGATTTAGGCGGTGATGTTTGTTTTCCTTTAATAACTCATACTAAAAATATGAGATACAATAATAGTGCTTATAGAGCTATAACTCCTACTAGTGGGGATAAGCTTAACTATAGAGATTTGAAGCCAGCTCTAAGAATTAGAAAAATTATTGAAGCAATACAGAATACTTTTGATGAAATAACTTTTACTGGTGAGTTTTTTAATAGTGAAGACTTTAATAGTATCTATATGTGGATGCACAGAGAGAAAGGTTTTATGAGTAATGCAGATGAGGCTGGGGGTTTAACAATATTAGAAAATTTATTTC